GCGACCACCGGTGTTGGTTGTTGCCCATCCCAGTATCACAGCCAAGCGGCTGGGAATATACCGGTGCTCCCATTCTGTCACAACAGAGTGTCCTATTGCACGTACACCTTGAGCAAAACTTTCCAAGCACTCAATTTTTCTTGTGTGTTTGCGAGTGTTGGCCACACTGCTGACATAAACTACTACATCAACCACCTTGCAATATTCTCCATGCTGTGCCATTGCGCATTTCTGTTTCAGTGAATTGACAATAAGCCATGTGGTTGGCCCAGGCCCTGATCTCGTCGAGATCGGGACGTTTGATTGATTCTAATTCTGAAATTGCTGTGCTGCACAGTGAGGCTGCGGCGTTAGGACCAAGTGTGATGGCTGGCTTTCCAAACAATATGGCTTCCCCAGCTGCAATACTGGAATAAGTTATCAAGCAATAGATGTCTTGACTTAGAGCCATTTCTATAGTATCTGTGTTGACTCTAGTACTGCGTCCTTGTTTGCGTCGAATTACAACTTCTCGATCTGTGTGAACACTGATTTCTGCCAATGTTTGAGCTAACCAAGTTTCAACATCTATCTCATACAAATTCAACAGTTTTTGACTGGGCGGTGCCAACAAAATTTTACTGCCAGTTGCACGGACTTTACTGAGTTGAATTCCTGTGCGTTCAAATCTATCTCCAGGACGTTCAATCACTGGTCCAAAATTTTGAACATCATTTTTTGTGATTCTATGATAGAGTTTTTTCTTACCATTGCCAAAATATCCTGTATCTATATAATAAAAGTCTTTGCCTCGGGCGCGGCAAGCATTCATTTCTTTGCGTTTGGTAATTCCTCGCAACACTATTGGGGTAGGTGTTGTTTCTGTTTTGGTCCAGGTGGTTATTTGTCCACCGCATCCACGCACAAAACTTTCTAATATGGGATCGTACATATAACCTTTTCTCTCATATCTGTATTCGCTTTCAATGGCATGAACAGCTGATGTGTCTAATGCGCGAATCTTTTCAGTCAACGCAGCCAAACTCATGCCATAATAGTCACCTGCTGGATCCACTCGATATTTTACAATGTCATAAACTATATCTTGAATTTCCGGTAATAACAAATCAAATTCATGTGGTGCTGGAGGTGGAGGTGGTGGTGGAAGATATGAAGTTTCGTCTTCTTGTTCCCATTCATTCATGTTATATTCTTTGCTGACAATAGTCGGTTAATAATCTTTCTTTGTGCCACTCTTCTGCAAAGTCTCCAGCATCAGCAAACTCATGAAAGCAAGGAGTACCTAGTGTGTAATGCACCAGTTTTGCCTGCGGATTAGCATCATACTCAACGTCCAACCAGTTCCATTCTGGTGGCAATTCACCAATGCGTTCATCGTCCAGCCAAGAGAATCTGTGTAGTTCGGCACCTGTTGATTTTTGCACAAATTCAGGAGTTAGTTTACGATTGGGAAAACTGTTGCAGTTCCACAGTATCACGCTTGACCAGTTCTTGCGTGGATAGTCTTCATTCTTGCTGCCAAGATATTTTTCAGTCATGCGTGTTTTATAGTCGTGCTTGACAACCATGACATCGTTGTAAGGACTTTGTAGATTCCATAATTCTACAATGTCTCCACGCAGGATCATGTCACCGTCAATGAATATGGCCCAGCCCTGGTAGTCCATCAAGTGTGGCACAAGGAACCGGCTGTAGATAAATTGATTGCTGCCATCAGTGTGCGTTTCATCGTAGTCTCGAAACAAGTTCAATGCCACAGGAATAATGGCCACTGGCTGGCTGGCATGCCTGATGATTGAGTTAACACATGTATGATATGCAATGGCTTCTCGTGGATCGTATCCTACAAAAACAGGAATTGGTTTCATTTTTTACGTTCTATGTCATCTTCAACACAGCGTTCACCGTATTGTATTTCAATCAATTTCAAGGGTCGATCAGTTTCGTTGCACAACTGATGCCATTCATTGACACGGATAAAAGTGTGTTCATGCATTGTGAGGCTGCACTTGACTTCCTGGTCAGTACTGGCTTCATCCAAGGTGTACACTGTGGCTTCACCTTCGGCCACAAACCAAAACTCTGCACGACTGTCATGTCGTTGCATGCTTAGGCATGTCTTGGGCATCACGGTGAGTTCTTTGAGTTTGGTATTAGCCCCTACTTCGTGTAGCACACGATAGTATCCCCAGGCACGATCAGTTTTTGGTGTTTTCCATTCTGTCAGTATCCATGAACTAGAATTCATTTTGTTCTTACCGCCCACACCAAAGCGGAAGTCCACGTCGTCAAACACCATTTCAGGTATGTTGTCAGCAGTACGGTCCCCGCCATTGGCAAAGATAAACTTGGTTCTAGGCACAGTATAATATGTACGAGCAACACGTATGGCTTCTATAGCAGTGTTGTCGTCATCATTGAATTCAATCACACGATCTACCATGCTCAGATTTTCAATAATGGCTCGTCGCTCACTGGCAGGCATAAAGGGTCGACCCTTTTTACGAGTGAGCCAAGCATCACTGTTGATGCCAACCACAAGCCTATCTCCCAGTGCCCGGGCTGCTTCAAAATAGGCAATGTGTCCTGAATGTAGCGGATCAAACCCGCCGGTGACAATTACGATTTTCATGCGGGTATTTATAGGCGCAGATAACTCAGATCAGTTTTATTTCAACTGTACTGCGTTTTTTACTGTAAGCTGATACCACATCCACTATTTTGAACCCGTCTATCCCCACGTAATTGCCCACTGACCCTTTGGTACGTATGTCCAATATAATACGTGTGTTTTCGTGTGAATGTCTGCGCATGAGATCTATGTAAGTTTTTACAGGGTAGTGGTGCCCGCAACTGAGCCAGGATGTTATCACGTCAAATTTTACATGGTCAGGTATGTTGATGTTGTTGGCATTGATCAAATGATAATTTGTTGTGCCAAGTTCTTGAAGTTTTGCATCCAAAAAATCAAAACTGTGATAAAAGTACAAAGCATCAGCACTGGTGTTCCAATTGCCATAAGATGCTGATTCGGGCTTGCTGTCATTTTGTTGTTGATCACCATCTAACAACCACAATTCTGTGCCGTATTTCTCTCCAAACCAACGGGATTCCCAGGCAAAGCCACATCCTATGTCCAACAACTTACCAACGGGCTGAGACAAGTATGCATCAACTGTTTCAAAGTTTTCTCGTCGCTTGGCAATGTATTTTTCTGTGGTCCATTTTCTAGCCCACTGTGCTGAATCATCTGCACCTTTGTCAGGATTGTCTATGTATGAGTTCATAGTGTTATATATGATGCATGCACCAACCACCAAAAAGCCACCCATGCTTCGAGCAAGAACAAGAAAAAAAAGATTTCCATTTCTTCTAGATCTTTTTGCCAGCGTTGTTCGTCGGACATGTTATACTGTGATATCTTCCATGCCTGCTGTGCGCAAGCGAACCACGTGACCCATTTGCCATTGTTTAGTGTCCAGACCTTTCATGATGCCCAGCCAGCGATTGCGTAGCAGTGCCACTTCGTTAATGATGGTTTCAAAGTCCACAACTTCTTCTTCGCCGTCCACATACTTTTCGGCGTCACGTGCGGTCAGCGCACGAGCATAGCCTTCAAGATATTTCTTGAAGTGTCGAGTACGAATCTTGCGCAGTTGAATGTTGAGAAAGTTCAACACAGCTTCAATTTCTTGTAGCTGGTTGAACCTGTGCTCAGTTATGCCCGGTAGGGCAGTGATGTTCTTTTCTACAAGTCCACCAATTTTGCAGTCCCGCTTGGCTTCAAGCAACTCTGATTCAAAGTGTGCAATGAAATCAGGGATGTTACCAAGGTCGGCGACTACTCGACTATACCACATCAGTAGTCATCTTCTTTGTTGTAGTTGTCCTCGTCATCAAACTCTTCTTCTTCCTCCTCCGCATAGTCCTTGTCGTTGTCCAAGTATGCAGTCAAGGCTTTCTTGATGTCTGAATCTCCTTTGAAGGCTTCCCGGATTTCTTCAACGTCATGATCATGATCAATTAGGATAGACACAATGCTTTCAGCAGCGTCTATACGATCTACCACGTTGACATATCTTTTTAGTTCGCCCCAAATTTCGCTTGCTACTTCTGCTGACATTTTATTCCTCCGTTGCGTCGGCTGTACTTACCTCAGTTTTGATGTTCTTGAAGTCAATCATGACCTTGTCCAGGCACCCATCATCATTCTTTTCCCATGCTTTGCGGAACTTCTTGATAATCTCGCCTTCGCTGGTGGTAAACACCAGGCTGTTGCCTTCACGCTTGAGCATTTCTTTTTTCTCAATCAAGTCCACTAGGCCTGAGTAAGGGCTCATGCCTGTGGTGTAAGGAATCTTGACTTGCACGCCTTCAAAGGGTTTGGCATAGCGGGTTTTCATGACTTTACAGCCTGCACGAATACCGTTGACGTCTGACACTTTGTTGCCGTCTTCGTCTTCTTTCAGCTTCATTTTCTTCATGGCCACCACAATTGAACTGGCGTAAATGAAACCTTGACCGCCGGAGATTTTGTCATCGGGGTCAAACATGTCCTGGCTTGCGTATGTGTGATTGGTACAAACCAAGCCCACGTTATAACTACCAAACATGTTCACACAGTTACGCACCAATGCTGTCAGTGCTTTGGGTTTACGACCCAGATCACCCTTCATTTCTCCAGCATCAAACTGGTTAACGTCTGTGGGAGTCAACAACATGCCCAAGCTGTCAATAACAAACATGACCTTGGGACGTTCGCCTTCAGGCAAGGCTTTGTAGTCACTCATGAATGTTGAAATAGTTTTTGCCACGTCGTCGATCATGGCCATACTCAGTTTCAACAGTTTGCTTTCACTTGTGTCTACACCCAAGGCCTTGAGCCAGTCT